TTGTCCTACTTGTGATACTGCAGGGTTTTTGTTCAATCCCACAAACGAGATTGCTGGCCTCAAGTTTAAGCCGCCATCATCTAAGTGGGCTAGTGCAAATGGTTTCAGCACAAGTAAGCAAAACCTTGAGACACTTGGTAACATAGCTAAGGCAAAGGGCATGACAGATGCAGCAGAGTTTCTGTCTAAGGTCAGGCGTTTGAGTGCTGTTGATACATATCTATCCTCATTTGTTGAGGGCATACGCACTCACACTAAGAGTGATGGTAAGTTGCATGTTCGCTTATTGCAACACCGCACACAAACTGGTCGTCTCTCTGGGGCTGACCCTAACATGCAGAACATGCCACGTGGCGGCACGTTTCCTGTAAAGAAAGTATTTGTTTCACGTTGGAAGGGTGGCAAGATACTTGAAGCTGACTTTGCGCAGCTAGAGTTTCGTGCAGCCGCTTTCCTATCACAAGATGGAGTTGCAATTGAAGAAGTTTCCACTGGGTTTGATGTTCACTCATATACGAGTAAAGTTATATCTGATGCTGGTCAACCTACGAGTCGCCAAGAAGCGAAGGCTCACACCTTTGCGCCCCTTTACGGGGCAACGGGGTACGGACGCACACCTGCCGAAGCAAGATACTACACACACTTCACAGAGAAGTACAAAGGTATCGGGATTTGGCATACCAGATTGGCTAAAGAGGCTTTAAATACAGGTGTTATAAGAACACCATCAGGCAGAGAGTTTGCTTTTCCTGATGTTGTACGCAAGGCAAGTGGCAGGGTATCGCACTTTACGCAGATAAAGAACTACCCTGTTCAGTCTTTTGCCACTGCAGATATTGTGCCTATTGCATTGCTTCACATTGAGGGGTTGCTTTCTAATATGAAATCATGTATAGTCAATACAGTGCATGACAGTATTGTTATTGATGTGCATCCTGACGAAGAGAAAACAGTAATAGATGTAATCAATAATACAAACAAAGAATTACCTAATTTGATTGCATTGAGATGGGGAGTTAACTTTAATGTACCCCTTCTATTAGAATCAAAAATAGGTAACAATTGGCTTGACACGAAGGATGTAAGCTGATATAACTATCGAACTTTCAATTATCAAAGGAGTGAAATACATGACACAATTAACAACAATTGATACTAACAACTACGCAGCTATGGCAAAGGCAATGGGTATTGCATCTGAAGCAACTAACTCAAAGCAAAAGTCTAGCAGCTTGGCTCGTTTGCGTATCAACCATAGCCCTGTTATGGGGCAAACAGAAGTAAAGGGTAAGATGGTCAACATGGAAGTTGTCTCTGGCGGTACATACAAGCTAGAGATTCCTGATGGTGAGACTTACTACGCTTCATCAATTAAGGTACGCCCATTCATGCAGCGTTTTATGTACAAGCGTTTTGTACGTGGCATGGGTGACGCACCTAATCGCTACGTTAAAACACTAATGTCTGATGACTTGAACATAGACCTCAAGGATAATGACGGTGGCTTTAACTGTGGTAAACCTGCTGGTTACATCAAAGACTTCAAGGCATTGCCAGAGAAGATGCAAGAGTTAATCAAGCAGATTAAACGTGTCCGTGTTGTGCTTGGCACAGTAGAACTGACAGATGCAATCACTATCAATGGTGAGTCTGCTGACCTTGGTGCTGTTCCATTCATATGGGAGATTGACAATCGTGATGCTTTCAAGATTGTTGGTGAGAGTTTTAACTCACTTGCAAAGATGCAGCGTCTTCCGGTGCAACACTTAATTACGGCTAACACTCAGGAAAGAAAGTTACCTAACGGTAATGCCTTTTACCTTCCAGTAGTGTCGCTAGATGTCTCAAAGACAATCAACATCAGCGATGAAGACCAAGCAATGTTTGCTGACTTCATAGCATGGGTGGATAACTACAACTCATACATCGCAAACGCATGGGCTGAAAAAACTAACTCAGACATGGATGATGATGACATTGACGTTGTGGATGACTTGGTTGACATTGAGATTGAGGAAGACGAGGTAGCGTAATGAACCATCCTGCTGAACTTGCATTGCATCAGTACATGGAAGATTCGGTATCAGGCAAAACAACAATGTCTGATACTACCATTGACCAAGTAGCAAGCGACATTAAAGATGCACTCAAGCGGCAGTTTGGTGGACACAAGAATGGTGGGGGGTTTCGCTTACGTATGTCAAACGTAGGCAGACCTTCCTGCCAACTCTGGTATGAAAAGAATAAGCCAGATGTTGGCCTACCAAAGCCGACTACATTTGTAATGAACATGATGATTGGAGACATCGTTGAGGCTGTCTTCAAAGGGTTGTTAACAGAATCGGGAGTGACATATGAAGACAATGAAAAAGTTACTCTGGACTTGCCTAACGCTAACATTTCTGGCACATATGATATTGTCATTCGGGATGCAGTTGATGATATTAAATCAGCTTCAGACTGGTCATACAGAAATAAATTTGAATCCTACAACACTCTGGCAAGTAGCGATGCCTTTGGATATGTTGCACAACTAGCAGGATATGCAAAAGCATCTGGCAAGAAAGCTGGTGGTTGGTGGGTAGTAAACAAAGCGAATGGTCAGTTCAAGTATGTACCTGCTAGTGGTATGGATGTTGATGCTGAAATAAAAAAGATACAGTCTACAGTAGACAACATAAATGAGAATAAGTTTAAGCGTTGCTTTGAACCAGAGGTTGAAACCTTTCGAGGAAAAGAAACAGGAAACAAAATTCTTGGTAAAACATGTTCATTCTGTTCATACAGAAATGACTGTTGGCCTAACCTAACACGGCTACCTGCTGTTATGTCACAGGCAAAAGAACCTAAGATGGTTGACTATGTAGAACTAGCAGAGGAATACAATGCCGCCTAACTTTAAACAGTTCAGAGCAGCACGTAAATATGGGTATCGGTCAGGCTTAGAAGTAAAGCTATCTGATTATCTGAAGGAACTAAAGATTGACTTTGGTTACGAATGTATTAAGATAGAATGGGAAGACCTAGCCTACCGTACCTATACACCAGACTTTGTACTACCTAACGGTATCATAATAGAAACAAAGGGAATGTTTACAGCAGCAGATAGACGTAAACATCTGGCTATAAAGAAGCAGCATCCCAAACTAGATATACGTTTTGTGTTTGAAAACCACAGACGTAAACTACGAAAGGGTGCTAAGTCTACCTACGGAGAGTGGTGTGACAAGCACGGATTTATGTGTTACAATAGAATCGTGCCTGAAGAATGGTTAAAAGAGAAAGGCAAGAACAAACACCCAGAGTTTATCAAGTTCTCTGGTACAAAAGTAAAAAGGAGAAAGTGATGAGCAAAAGAGAATATGATAGAGTAGAGCCAGAAGATTTTATTGTGCGTATTAGACCAACACAGGATAATGATGGTGTATGGAACGGTGAGATTGATGTTGCAATTATAACACAACCAGAAAACTCTTTAGACGAAGAGGATTATTTTCAGGTAATGCACTTCTGTAAAATGCTTGCGTCAACAATTCCAGTGATGGAATTAAACGAAGACTTTCGTGAATTAGTACATGCCTATGTTATGGAAAAGGTTGACAAGCACTATGAAGTTGAGTTAGAAGATAAACCAAGAGTTGTCGGAACAGATGGCAACGTGGTTAAGATTGACTTTAGTTCTAAAACAGAAGGGAGTGCATAATGACAAGTTATAAAAACATTATGGAAAAGATTGAGCGGGATGCAAAAGAAGCATACGGAAATGTAAATATGGTGGATAGCCCACCGCACTATAATAACACGGAGATAGAGTGCATAGAAGCTATTGCAGCAGCCACAGGTGATGGATTTGAATACTATCTACAAGGTAATATCATGAAGTATCTATGGCGTTACCGTTACAAGAATGGCACTGAGGACTTGAAGAAAGCAAAATGGTATCTAAATAAATTGATAGTTGAAGTCGAGGGCTGTTATGATGATGAGAGTTAAAATGTTTCTTACATTGGATGTAGACCCAGAAGAATATCCAGTTCCTGCTGATGAAAATGTAGCAGAAGAATTAGAAGAGAGCCTTCAGGAATATTTATATGATATAGA